CTTTGAAGAATATGTAACCTCACTCGGGTTGGACGTTGCGACGTTGACTCCCGAAGCAACTGCAGCCCTGCAGAAGTCGTTCGCGGCTACTCAGGCTCCTGCACCGGCTCCTGTTCCAGTTGCTGCTCCTGCGGCCCCTGCTGCCCCTGTAGTCGCTCCGATGGCGACAGCCGGGGATTCATCCATCAATCTTCAGGCGGCTCTTACAGACGCACGCAGGCAGATTGCTGCGACTTTCCAGCACGCGGCTGAGATTCAGGCCAAAGCTGCTGGTCATCCTCGGATTATCTCAGCTGCACTCGAGCACAACTGGTCAATCGACAAGGTTGAACTGGAAGTGATGAAGGCGAATCAGACCCGTCCGACTTCCTTCCATTCTGCCGAGAAGGCTGTTGCTGTTCCTCAGGTTCTGGAAGCTGCTCTGTGTGTCGCTCGAAAGCAGCGCGACGCTGAGAAGCAGTTCGACGACAAGACTCTGCAGGCGGCTCACAGTCAGTACCGTGGACGCATTGGCCTTCAGCAGGTCTTTCTGATGGCAGCTGCTGCCAGCGGTATGGCTGTGTCTGTTGGTGACCGGCTCACACGCGGGCTGATGACTGACATCCTTCGTGCCATGAATCAGGGTGGTCGTGAACTGCAGGCTGCGTTCTCGGTGACTTCTCTGACCGGCCTGCTCAGCAACATCGCGAACAAAGAGTTGCTGATGGGCTTCGAAGACGAGGACTCTTCATGGCAGGAAATCTCTGACATCAAGTCAGTGACTGACTTCAAGACCGTGACGAGCTATAGAATGCTCGACAACATGGAGTACGAAGAACTCGGCCCCGGTGGAATCATCAAGCATGGGAAGCTGGGAGAAGAGTCCTTTACTCGCAGCGTTAAGACCTATGCGAAGATGTTCGCTCTGACTTACCAGATGATTGTCGACGATGATCTGGGAGCGTTTGACGACGTTCGTAATCGTCTGGGTCGTGGTTCCAATCGTCGCCTGAAGCGATTGATCTGGACGACGTTCCTCTCCAATCACACTACGTTCTGGTCGACTGCCCGAACCAACTATATCGAAGGTGCTACAACGAACCTCGGTACTGATGGCGTCGGTCTGTCTGCTGGTGTGAAGGCATTCCGTCAGCGGAAGTCTCCACTGATCTCCGGTGAGGATGCAACATCTCAGCTGACTCTGGGCGGACGCCCGACGAAGCTGGTTGTTCCGCCTGAGCTGGAAGCGGTCGCAGATCAGCTTTACACGGCACGAAACGTCGCCGCGGTGAAGGTGTCTGACGCCAACATTCACGCCAATAAGTATCGACCGATCGTCGTGAACGAGCTGTCTGATTCGGCGTATGGTGGTGGACAGAGCGCGACGGCATGGTATCTGTTCGGTGATTCTGACAAGCCGGTTGTTACCAGCTTCCTGAATGGCCAGCAGTCTCCGACTGTTGAATCTGCGGACGCTGACTTCAACGTCCTCGGGGTTCAGTTCCGTGGTTATCACGACTTTGGTTGCGACCAGTCAGAGTACATGGCTGGAGTAAAGAGCAAGGGCGCTGCCTGATAGTCACTCTGTGACAATGACGATCTGAACCCGCTGGTCGTTTCCAGCGGGTATCTTCAAACAAAAAATGAACTGGAGTGATTCAAATGGCTCAGACGCCAGCAAAAACGTATTCGGATGAAGGGGCGATTGATTACACGCCTCATTCAGCAGTGACTGGTGGTGATGTTGTCGTTCTCAATGGGATCGTCGGCATCGCACCAAAGGACATCGCAGCGAACGTTAAGGGATCGCTGCTGACAGAGGGCATGTTCAAGCTGCCGAAAACTACGGCGGCATGGGTCCGGGGTCTCCCGGTTCACTGGGATCCGACTGGCACGCCTGACAGCGGTGACGCGAGTTCCGGTGCGGCGAATCAGCTGGGTGTCGGCACTTATGCCGGTGTCTGCGTTGAGACTGCCGGAAGCGGCGACAACTTCGGGGCAGTTGACCTGAACGCTCAGACGAATCTGATGGCTGTTACTTCGGTGACGGCAGCAGGGTCTGTGATTGGTGATGCGGCTCAGCTGTCTCAGGGCATCAACATTGTGACCGGTGCCAACGGAACAGTAGGTGTGATTCTTCCTGTCGCGGTTCCTGGTATGCAGGTTATCGTGAAAGGTGTCACTGCTGGCGTTCTGAAGGTGTGGCCGAAGACCGGTGCTGCCATCAATGCTCTGTCTGCCAGTGCTGCTCTCAGCATGACTACTGGTGCAATGCCTCTGACGTTCGTGGCCACTTCAGCAACGCAGTGGTACACGCTCCCATTGGTGGCAAGCTGATCGATGAGTGATTTTGAAGATGCTATCGGAGATATGACGACTGACCTGCTGGCTGAAGCCGGTGGGCCTTTCGTCTATTTCCGGGGCACCGACAAAACCACAGTCACGATGAGGAAGTCAACCAGACCGCCTGTGCTGGTGGATGCAGGCAGTGGGACCGTGATTGAAGTTCGGCCAGTTGACTTCATCATCCTGACTGCTGATCTTCCGTACGGAGATCCTCAGCCGGGAGACCACATCAGATCAGGCGGGTTGACGTGGGAAGTCCTGCCGAACCTTCTGACTGAGAAAGTGTTTCGGCGAATCAGTGATCAGATGACGAGAATCCACACGAAGCAGGTCAACTGATGGGCGACATTGAGAAGTCTCCGAGCACAGAAGCCATGCAGGCGATTGTTGATCGGATCAACTCCGGTGACTCATACGAGCTTGATGGGCCAGTTGAGTACACAGAACGAATCATTGATGAGCTGGAAGATATCTCTGATCTCAGAATCGACGTGGTGACTGAGAGTGAGTCGCAGCTGGAAGAGACTCTGGACGTTGAAGACAGAACGCAGATCATAATCCGAGTCTTCATCCGCTCGAAAGTTGACTCGCTTGAAAACGATACGATTGATCCTCTGAAGTTATTGGTCCGGAAGTTGTGGAGAAGGCTGAACAATTTCGATTCAGCAGACGGGCGAGTCAAGGTGTGGGACTGCGACGTATCGCCGAAAGAAGTACCGATCAAATCTATCCTGCAGAATCACAGGCTGTTCGTGGCGACGCTGCTGCTGAGGATTGAAGTGGAACCAAGCTGATGGCTATCCCAACCACAAAGAATAAAGAAGGGGTTTTCCTGACAGGGTACGCGTCTATGCTGGATCGTATTCAGCAACTGCAGTCACCAAAGGTCAGAGACAGAATCATTAAGGCTGGTCTGGGTGCCGGACTGAATCGAATCAGAACAGGCATCGCAAAGGAAGCACCGAAGGGCAGTCAATCAAAGTCCATTCGAAAGGGCGCGAAGGAATCCGATTCGTATCGGAAAGCGATCACCGGAGAAGGCGAGAATCAGGACAAGCCAACGATTAAAAAGGCAATCGGTCGGCAGATCAAAAAAGGTGGTCAGGGTGGCGTGTGGTTTGCTAAGGCTGGAGTGAATGTCGGGCTGAAAGCTGGTGGGCCTAAACGGGCGCCCCACGGTCACCTTGTGGCACTCGGGACGAAGGATCGATTCAGGAAGCATATCGGCGGACAGTTCTCGTATCTGGATGACGCGGCTCAAAAGAACAACGACATGCTGTCGACCGGAACCATGCCAGCTAACGATTTCGTCGGACGCGGCTATCAGAAGACGATCGGCAAGGCAATGGAGAGTCTGGAAAGACGAGTCGAGAAAAAGTTGGATTCTGAACTGAAGAGAATTGAAAAAACTTCGAAGGGGTAAGTCATGGCAAAAGTTAAGTCAAAAGGCACTACGCTTTTAATGTCGATCTCGTCTGTTTACACAGCCATTCCACAGCTGAAGTCCCTTTCGATTTCAGGCGAGAAGTCGGAGACGTTCGACACCAATACGCTTGATGGAACAGCCTTCAAGAGTAAGGCACCTACAGGCTATGTGGAACCATGCACAATCAGCGCTGACGTGTTCTATGATCCGCAGAACGCGGTACATCAGGCATTCATTGCTTTGATCGCTGCCCCGAAAACCACCAATTTCAAAGTGACTTACGCTGACTCTGGAACTGATCCATTGTTTTCCGGTGGGCCTACTTCCGCGATCTACTCCGGAGTCGGTTTCGGATTTGACAAGTCAGCTTCCCCGTCAGACGGTCTGTCTGGGAGCATGACGATTGAGACTTCAGGAGCGCCGAGCTGATGAAAGCAAAGTTGATCACCAATCATTTCGCCGACATGTCCACCATGACGGAAGAACAGCGGGCGAAAGTCCGCTTTGCCAAACAGCAGGATGGAAAGCGAGTCGCGATCTATCCTGCTGGAACAGAGTTCGAGGGAGACCATGCACTTGCTCTCTGTCGAAACGGACAGGCCACTCCAAGCGATCAAGAGTGCAGCGAAGCTCTCGGGCTGAGCGAGGCTCAGCTTCGTGATCTGCAGGTCAACTACCAGATGGACGCTCTCGGGATCAACAAGCAGGAAGATCGCGATCTGTTCCGCGCTGGTGTGATCAAGGGATACAGCAAGGGTGGTGCGTATATCCCCGGGCCAAACTGGAACCAGTATCAGGAAGCAAAGGAACTCGTTGAGAGTTCAGAGGACAGCATCTGATGGCGACAAACATCTTCACTCGCCTTGAAAAGCGTAAAGCCTTCCCGCTCGATGTCGATGGTGAAGTGATTCACATCACTGAGCCAACGATGGGACAGATCAGCCGGATTCAGAATGTCGGTAATGCTGATTCTACAGGGTTGGCTTTCGGCTTGTGCCTTGTCGACTCAAACGGGAGTCGGCTGATTGATCAGCTTCCTGACGAGGCTGATCAGGACTTCTCTCGACGGGTCATGGAGATGGCTTCCAACCTGACTGTGAGTTCAGTCAAGAAAATCAGCGAAGCCATCCTCCGACTG